ATTATCAATCTTTTTGGTGAAGATGTTGTATATTTTTTTAGTGCTTGATTGTTTGTAAAAAATTCAACCATAGAACGTATCCTTCTTCTTGATAGTTCTACGTTATATGCTTTTGTTGCAGGTGCGGAACAACTTGAATCAACATTAATTGTTACACTACCTTCGGTATTTGTTTCAAATATTTTTGCTAAATCTAAACAAAACTGTTCTGCAACTTTATAGTTTGGAGTTACGACTGTATCAAAAAAGGTATTTGTGGCACCTGCGTTTTCTTTAGAGTTATAATATTTTCTATTAGAAGTCGATGTATATCTATTATACTCAGTAATATAATCTGTAGTACCATTTGGTTTTGGGTAATCATTTCCAAAATATAATCCCAAATTAAGGTACTTTTTTAATAATGACTCAACTTCACTATTGATTGACGATGAAGATATAGGTTGGTCGGCTCCGTTTGGAGAATTAACACCACTCTCAATTGTTTTTCTTGTATACTCAATCTGCTCCCTAGTCATTTCTTTAGTTGTAATGGCCTGTTGTAATTGGAACAAGTCATTAGGGTTTACGGTTTGGTATTTTTTAGCAAGTTCATATATGTCGTATTTTCTACATCCTGCAAAAAATGATTCAAGTATACTATCAATACGAACTCTATTTGTTTCGTTATTTAATACTTTATTAACAATAACGTTCAACACAGATGGATGGTCAACAACTATCTTCCAAGTTAACGACCCACCTCTATTTGTACTCTTATAGGTGTAAATTGGTTCAGGTCTTCCCAAAAATTCACTAGCATTCCAGTTTGCGGTAACAGTCTCACTGAATGTTAATCCGTATGGTGGGAACCACATAACACGTCCTCCGTTTGGACCTCTCTCACAAACAGGTAAGTCTGATGTTGAAAACCCTGGTGTATTTGATGTTCTCCACGCTAAGTTCTCGATTGAGAACATGTATTTCTTGGCAACAGCATTATTAATGGTACCAATAATATTTGAAGAGTCTTGTCCACCCTCTTGTTTGTTTGGTACAATATTAAGATTATATGTTTTGTCTAATACCGAATATGCAAATCTTCTACCTTCAGTTGTGATACCATCAACTTTTTGAAGGTCATTGTATTGTAAGTATGGTACATCTTTAGCAAATACACGACAATACTCAGTACCAACTTCTTGTCCAATTGCACCAACATATCTATAAACTCTTGAGCCTTTAGTTAACTCTTTATACCCATCATGGAATACTTTACTAACTTGGTCAATCGCATTACCAACGTGTTGTAATCTTTTACCACCTTGTGGTTGGCTATCAATAATTCTTTGGGTATCGTCTAAAATAGAACCCTCTCTAAATGTTCTTTCAGTAGACTCAGTTGTGTTATATGATGACGGTTTGAAGTCTTCGTCTTCATTTGTAACCTCACCACCAAGACCAACTTTCTTACCAGCGTTACCTTTATACTTAGGAGACACCCACGTAAATCCACCTTCAAGACCTCCTCCATTAGAGTATGTAGGACCATTGGCACCTAATCTAACATCTTTACTTGGTCCTTCATATAACTGAGCAAGTTCTTGTGGACCATATACAGGTGACTGTTGTTCTATACCATACGCATTAACAGGTACTTCACCTACAGGTGAGAATACTTGTGAAGGGTTTGATGTAATATTTCCTATATAGAAATTACTATTGTCAGATTGTGTACCTGTTAAAGCCCCCGCAGCTCTGTCAATAAATGTTCTTGGGAAGTTTGGTTTATACTTGTTATAATCAATATTCTTGAACAGTCTTGACCTCTGACCCGCCCCCATGTTGTTAAACATGATTTGAGAACCAGTGTCTCCACCACCCATTAATCTATTAAAGAACTTACCAACACCACTACTTCTAAACGCATTAGACATTTGTTGTATTGTAGTCTGTGGACCTGGGTTGATGTTAGGGTCAAAGTATGAACCAGGAATTGTGGATGCGGGTAAAATACTACCACCCAATCTCAACGCAAAGTTGGCTGCAGCAAATATTGGATTTGCGTTTACAGTAATTCTGTAGTTTGGTTCAATAATTGGAACTACCCCTGATAATATATTAACAATGTCACTACCACTATTGATGTTAAGAATATTGGCTCTGTCAATCGTTTCTTGTCTAATTTGAGCAGCAATTCTATCTTCAAACTCTTTTCTCAAAGTTTGTGCTCCAAGACGAGCAATGAATGAATCTTGACTCAATAATCCATTACTACCACCAGGGTCTGGTGATAATAAAATTGAAACAGGAGTATAACTTGACGGAACAAAAGTTGTTGGGTAAGGTTGGTTATTTGATAGATTGGTTGTTTGTGGTCTATCTAATGAATTAAAAAATGGAGCACTGTCAAGTTGAAGTTGACTTCCGTTTGAATATACGTTGAGTGGTTTCCATTTCTGAGATTCTGGAACGGCTTGGTCAACAATATTTGCATCCTGGTACCCATATTCACCTTCATTGGATTTTGTATTATTTAATCCATTTGGGTCAGGTACTTGTTCGTATCCACCTTCGTTACCATATTGATTTAAAGGGTATAGTTGGTTGGCGAATGAAGGTTCGTCAATAAGTTGGTCAGGACTATCTTGAACTGATGTGTCCGATTGAACGTATTCAGTATTAAATGGGGGCGTAGGTCTATTGGGAGCCTTGGCATAAGGTGTCAAGTTCCTAACTATAAGTTTCTTTCTGAAACCTTCCGAATTTATAAAATCTAAAGGACTATTTCCCATTTATATCTTTCCTAATAAATAGGTCGTGAGTTATTTTTTATTATCGAGCGTAATTGTTTGCAACAGGTGCTTTAGTAGGATTTGAAGCTGTGGTAACATTTACAATATAATCTTTGAATCCTTGCTCATTTAGTTTATCATAAATAAGTTTTTGAATTTTTTCATCGCTAAATCCTGGAGGTGCCGTAATATCTATTTTAATTGCTCCCGCAATTTCAACTTTTGAGTTCTGTCCTCCCGTTTGTGCGGCACTTCCTGTTGTGGCATAAGCATCTCTAACTTGTGTTTCTCGTCCTTCAATAAGAGATGAAATTGGCTTACCTCCAGCAGTCTTTTGTTCTTCAGCTTTTGGAGCAACCTTTCCAAGTACATAATCATAACCTTGTTGCATCGCCCTTTCAATTGCGGTTTTGTCTGTGGTGTTTGCCCTAGCTTCCTCAATTGCCTTTTTCATAGTATCTTTGAACTTTTCGTTGACTTGTCCTGCTTGATTTCCTGCTCGTTCAAAATACTTTGAGAGTGCGTCTGTCGTAGACATGTTATTTTTGAATATATCATCTTTCAGTTGTCCAACATCACTTAAAGCTCTCTCACTTTCTCTTCTTATATCTTTTGTGGAGCCAGCGTTTGAAACCGCACCAGTAAGTGCCGAAGCACCTCTACGAATACCTTCTCTTGTGTCTAATACCTGTCCCGCACTTACCGCCCCACCAACAACTTTAGCTCTAATTGCTGCAACATCGTTCTTAGTTATTTCAGAAAGATTCATTTGTGACCTTGCAAGTTCTTCTAATGTTTTGGGTCCTTCCTTTTGTTCTTTAATTAACTTATCAAACTCATCCTGAGTAAGTTCACTTAACTTTCTTGTTTGTTCGATACCTGAATCATCTTTTATTTTAACTTCATATTCACCACCTTCACCCATCTTAGCAATGTTTGCTAAGTATTGTTTGTCATCCTCTTTTATATTTAAACCAGCCGCACCTATCGCAGAAATTCTTTTATCAGCCTCAGCCGCAGCTAAACCTAATTTTGACATTTCTTTTGCAGAAACACCTGTCTGTTGTTCCATTTCCCTAAGAGTAAGAACACCTTGAGGATTAATTTTAAATGTTTTTGTTTTTTCGTCGAAGTATGTAAATTGTTTTGCTACGTCAACTAAACTATCTTGTAACGCGCCTGGGTCATTAATTGATGCGTTCATTAATGCAAATGGGTCGGCTAAATTTCCTGCCGCAACTCCCAGTCTTTGGAATGCCGCAGCTGTTTCAATCGCTCCTTCAGGACTTAATACTCTATCAGCCAATCTGAATGTCTCGCTCATGTCAAATCTTAACATAGAAGCTTGTGCCGCCATCTTAGTTAAACCAAGAACTCCACCCTCAAATTGGTAACGGTTCATTTGTTCCATGTTTTGGGTAACATCTCCCATAACCGCCTTGGCGTTACCACCAATACTTTGAATATATTGTACAGATTCTTCTAAAGCCTCGGGTATTGTTTCGATACCCGCCCCAATGTCTGAAAAAGCTTTAGTAAGAGTTTGTGCATCTAGACCTAAAACTTTGTTAGCAGCAAATAATTTTTCAACATCTTCAGTATTGGCAATTACATTCCTTCTTGATTCAGCCGCAACTTTTCCAATAATATCTGCAACATCTTTAATGTCACCACCTAACCTTGTTACATTGGGTGTTGCATCCGCAAGTGCAGTAGATATTTCACTAATACGTTGTCTACCTTGAGTAAAAGTTTCGTTTACTTGGTTGGAGTATTCTGATAATGCGTCTGATGCGGCGGTGAATGCCTTAAGGTCAAGGGTTAGTTGTCGTTGGACATCTTCACCAAATTTTTCCGCGGTACTTTTTTCGTCTGCCATAATAATTTTAATAACCTATATTATATAAATACAAAAGGACTGATTTTTCAGTCCTTTTTATTATCTTCTAACCATTTATCTAAAAGATATTTCCTAACAAACAATGGCATAATTAAGAAATCTTGATAAGAGATGTTTAATAATTTGTTTAAATAATAGAATTCGTCTATTTGTCCTTTTCTATAATCAGAAGAAAGGACGAAAAAAGTCGACCCCAAAGCCAACATTCACTGTAAGCTTTTCTCCTGACGGGGCCAATATTGTTCTATTTAAATCTAATCGTGGTTCATTGTCATCCATAAATTGTCTGATATACTTTGAATCTGCAATTGGCATCTGCTCGATGAACTTTGCAATCTCCGCCTTATCAGTTACCCCATTAATCTCGATTATTTGTTTGTTTAATCTCCAAGTAACTTTTGGAACCGTTCTACCTTGTGGGTAAGAGTCGGCCATTTTTTGAACGTCCATAATTTCACCATAAGTCATTGGTTTAAGTTTAACACTCGTTTGTGACTTTGGTAAAGTTGTTATGAATGTACCGTCTTCTTGTGGTTCTTGACCTTTAATAATTTCCAAAGAGTCTAATCTAACCGTTCCCTTGAATGGTTTTTTAGTGGAGGGGTCAATTAAATTTAAATCAATTTCAGGACCAAAAGCAGTATTTCTTAAAAAGATTAATATTGCTTCAATGTCACCTTCCATTAAATCCTCAATACGAACATCTGGTTCGTATATCTTTGCTCTCAATAATGACTGTGTCATATCTGTACCACCACCCATTAAGATATTCTCGTCACTTGCCGTAAGATAACCTACTTTAATAGATTTCTTTTTGTTTTTGTAGAATACACCTTGTGTTGGTAAAGGAACTACATCATGTGGTAATGAAAAGTTTGCTTGACCGTATTCTTTTGCTTGATTGTCCATATAAAAAATTAACCGTAAAGTTTATGTGCTTTACGGTTAAATATAATTGTAATTAGTTTTTTATAAATAGTATTAGTATACTAACACACATCTATCCATTCTCAAAGTTGCCGCGATTGTTGCTAAACCGTCTTGGTTATAAGCCAAGGTGTTAAAGTTAACATCTGTTAGGAATGTACCATATAGAATCCACTTTTCAACAACAACACCCGTTGGGTCCAACATCTCAAGGTCCACATCTTTTTTGTAACCCGCTGCATATCCCATACGACCTGTTACTGACTCGGCGTGTAAACGCACCCACTCCATAAGAGCTTGTGCCGCAGAAGGTCCAATTGGGTCTCTGAATGTTACGTTAATTGTTTGCCAGTTAAATCTACCTGCAACATATGTTGAGGTGTTCAAAAATGGAATCTCTGTCGCCCCAATTGTAATGTGTGGTCTAGCCGCAGATTCTACGAACCACTCATTAATACCTAAACTTGATGGAAACCTTAGAATGAATCGGTTTTGACGTTTCGGTTCGTAAGGAATCGGCATTTTCATCAGTAAATCAGCCAT